GTTGACTCCAAACTGAAAGAGGTTGTCAGCGTTAAAGACTTTGGTGCCGTTGGCGATGGGGTCACGGATGATACGGCAGCGTTTCAAGCTGCTTTAGCTGCTGCCAAAAAAGTATATGCGCCAGCACCTGCTGTGTCCTACCGATTATCCACGGTAACAATTCCAGCAACCCGTGAACTTGTTACAGACGGTTTTGCTACGGTGTTCCACCAGCTTGCAGGTACGGCAGTAGGGACGCGAATGTTTGTTGTCGGCGGCTCAAATGTTCGCATTGGCTCGATGACGGTAAAAGGTAATATCGCCACAGATACCAACGAACAAAATCACGCAATATTTATTCAGGCAAACGCAACGACAGGTAATATTAACAATATTCATATTGGTGACATTTACGGTGAGAATATTCGCGGTGATGTTGTTTATTTTGGGCAAGCAACAGGTGCTGCCAATAAGCTGAAAAACGTACACATCGGTAACATCACGTTTGACAACGTATATCGCAACGGTGTTTCGTGCGTCAGTGCCGATGGGTTTTCGGTGGAAAGCGTCACCGGCACACGCTGCGGTTTCACGCATATGGACGTTGAGGCCAACGCGGGTTCTGGCCCATGTATCAATGGGCGCATTGGGTACATCAAGGGCAGGTGTTTTGGCCTTGTGTCGCCTACCGCTAGTGACTACATCGACAACATCGAAATCGGCGTGCTGGATTTGTCGCCAACTTATGCCGCGCAATCTTCCCCTTCATACGCACCAGGGATTAGTATTGAAGATGGCCTTCTACTTCGCAACGTGAGACGAGTAAACATTTCTCATTTCCGTGCGGAAGGCTTCAACAGATGTGCAGCGTTTGTGACCTACAACGCAGGTGAGTTGGGTTGCCAATATCTTGGTATTGATTCCGTTTATTTGCGGAATAACTCAATTACTGACGTTGTTTACAACAGCTACATTCAATTTATCGCAATCAACACAAACCATCTGAGCATTGGGCATATTGACGCTGTTGTGTCCGGATCAAGCAAAAGATGCCTTTCAAACCTGCGTTCTGGTTTTATTCGATCTGTTGTTGCCGATGTACAGTCCGCAGCGGCATTCATGCGGGACTGTCAAAATGTGCAAGTTGGTTCCATCTTTCAAACCGGCGCTGGCGGGTTTATGTGGCAACTCTGCGTAAACTGCTCAGTTGGTGGTGGCTCGTTTACTGGCGACCGACTGGCAACAAGTTGTACTCAATGCCGATTTGAGAACTTCACAGCAACGGCGGCGGTGTTTTTGTTTTCGTCTGGTCAAGAAAACCATGTGATTGTCAACTCAACGCTGAATAGCTCGTATTATGGATACGGTGTTGGCATTCGCGCTCATACAATGGCGCAGCGGTTCGGCGATTATTATTTGTGGGTTGATTCAACTGGCGATCTTAGAATCAAGAGTAGTGCGCCAACAACTGATACTGACGGTACTGTTGTGGGTACGCAAACATGATTACACCATCATTTGGTCTTACTGCCACCATCAAACACCTAGCGCCTGTTGTAATCGCAGCTAGTTTGCCTTTTTAAAATCAATGACTTGCAAGGCCCTGTGTCAGGAACGGCTCAGGGTCTCTTTTCAAAGGAATGTATGTCTAATGCAAGAAATATCTCCGGGGCTGGAAGGCCCCTACCAAACATTGATGGCTCAAGGAAAGTTTCAACCACAACCTCAATAAGTAGTAAACGCACCCTCTCATTGTGCTTAACTACATTGTAAAGACATAACATGGAACTCGAACACCGTATCATTAAGCTGGAACTGAAGGTGGATGATCACGCAGAGGAGCTGAAGAAACTTCAAGACATCTCCTTAGATCTCCGCAATTCTCTTGCAGGCATTGAAAGGACTCTTGCCCAGATCAAGTACTTGGCCATGGGCGCTGTGGCTGTCGTCGTAGCTCAGTCGATCGGTATCGACAAAGCAGTTAAACTATTTCTATAACCATGAATAAAGCTGACGAGAAGGCTCTAGGTAGTCTTCACGGTAAGCTGGCAGAGGTACTGAAAGATGCTCTGTCCCAGGACTTCACTGATCCTGAGACAGGCATCAATCTGCCCCCCGCAGCTATCCTCAATGTTGCCCGACAGTTTCTGAAGGACAACAAGATTGAGGCTGTAGCTGCTCAGGGTTCCCCTCTGGCTGACCTTGCCGATCTCCCCATCTTCGACGAGGACAACATCGTCCCCATCCGTAAATCATCATGACTTATACAATCTATGGTCGGTCTGGTTGCCAGCCCTGCCAGCAAGCTAAAGCTCTCTTGGAATCCAAGGGAGAAGAGTTCAAGTATATGGATGTCCTGGTCCTCCCCAAGGAAGAGCTTGGTGAGTTCCTCAGTAAGGGATTCAAGACAGTCCCCCAGATCTTCTGGGAGGACACCCACATCGGCGGACTAGAAGCTCTAAAAGCGCACACCCGTTAAAACGGCTCACAAGGCGTTCTCTCGGTTTACCTAGGCCAACCCCTAGGGAGGCCCTGAGAACGCCTCCTAGGTACCTTAAATCGCGTTTAAATGGCTACACAACATCCTGTACTCCAAGACTTCCGCAAGTTTACCTACGTTGTCTGGAAACACCTCAACCTTCCTGAGCCTACTCCGGTTCAGTACGACATTGCCCAGTACCTACAGCACGGACCCAGGCGGTCTGTCATCGAAGCCTTTCGAGGGGTAGGCAAATCCTGGCTGACCAGTGCCTTTGTGTGCTGGCTGCTGCTCAACAACCCCCAGCTCAAGATCCTTGTGGTGTCTGCCTCCAAGGAACGAGCAGATGCTTTCTCTACATTCGTCAAGAGGTTGATCAACGAGATCCCCATGCTGCAACACCTGAAGCCTCAGGATGGTCAGCGGGACTCCGTCATTTCGTTTGATGTTGGACCTGCCCAGCCTGACCACTCACCTTCGGTCAAGTCTGTGGGGATCACCGGACAGATCACGGGTTCTCGTGCCGATATCCTCATCGCGGACGACGTAGAGGTACCCAACAACTCAGCCACCCAGATGATGCGGGACAAGCTCTCGGAGTCCGTCAAGGAGTTCGACGCTATCCTGAAACCTGGTGGACGGATCATCTATCTCGGTACCCCGCAGACAGAGATGTCTCTCTACAACCAGCTCCCTGAGCGGGGCTATGAGATTCGCATCTGGCCCTCTCTGTATCCAGAGCTGAATAAGCTGGAGTCCTACAAAGGCAGACTGGCCCCCTCGATCACTAAGGGACTGGAAGAGAACCGGGAGCTTGTCGGGAAGCCCACAGACAGCCGAAGGTTTGACGAGGCTGATCTTCTTGAACGAAGAGCCTCCTACGGTCGTGCAGGCTTTGCCCTGCAGTTCATGCTCGACACCTCTCTGAGTGACGGCGACAGGTATCCTCTGAAGGTTGCTGACCTCATCATCCAGAACCTGAACCCAACCATGGCCCATCTGAAGGTGGCCTGGGCTGCAGCACCTGAGCTGTGCATCAATGACATCCCCAATGTGGCTCTCACAGGGGACAGGTTCTACCGACCCATGTGGCACTCCGACGATATGTCTGAGTACACCGGGGCTGTCATGTCCATCGATCCCTCAGGGAGGGGCAAGGATGAGACAGGCTATGCCGTGGTCAAGGCTCTGGCTGGTAATCTTTTTCTCACAGAGGCTGGAGGGATCACCGGAGGCTATGAGCTGGAGACTCTGGAAACTCTGGCCTATGCGGCCAAAAGGAACCAGGTCAAGTACATCATTATCGAGGCTAACTTTGGTGATGGCATGTTCACCCAGCTCATCAAGCCTGTCCTGGCGAGGATCTACCCCTGTACCGTAGAGGAGGTAAAACACTCCACCCAGAAGGAAGCTCGTATCATCGACACCCTGGAACCTGTCATGAGTACCCACAGACTAATCGTGGATGCCAAGGTAATCCAGAAGGACTTTGAGACAGCTAAGGACCTCAAGAAGTCCCTGTTCTACCAGATGACTAGGTTGACCAGAGATCGAGGAGCCTTGACCCATGACGATAGACTGGATGCCCTGGCTATTGCTGTAGCCTACTGGACTGAGTCTATGGCTAGAGACAACAACAAGGCAGCCAAGGAGATCAAGAACCAGCACCTAGACAAGGAACTGAAGAAGTTCATGTCGAACATCCTAGGGTCTAAACCTAAGCCTAACACCTGGATGTGATCCCCCAAGGGATGGTTGCCCAATCGGATAGAAATATCCGGGGGATGATCCTAGGCTGAGCACAGGCCACTTAGGGTTCCGGCTTTGGCCGGTCTGGTTCCCTATGGTGCTCGGCATGTAGATCGTTGTTCATGCTGGCTCATAGGCTTCCATCCACCTAACCTACCTAAAGATATCTTGGGGGGTAAGGGGGGGACTCTGGAAGCCCATGGGCTAGCATATAGTTTATTCATCTTAGAGTTAACTATAGGTCATCTATAGAATGTCTATAGGTGTCCTCTCTAGGGATGATACCAATAATGATAACAAGCTAGGATCAACTCAGAGACATCTTAAGGGTGTCACATAGGGTAGCCTAGGGTGAGACCTTAAGGCAGCTCATAGAGGGATCTAGGGGTGTTCTTGATGGGACTCTAGGTGTGACCTGAGGTGTGACTCTAGGGGTCCAAAAGTTTTACTAAAAAAATCTCTGAGGGCAACTCGACCAAAACGCTTGGCGATTTCCCCCCATGCCCCCTTGGTTTTCTCCTCGATTAGCCAAAGAAAATGCTCTAGCTACATAATCTAGTTGCTAGGTGAATCCTCAGTTGTTTTCAAGTTATCCACAGGTTATTCACAGGTTATTCACAGGCTTGTTAGAGTTATCCACAGGCTTGTTAGAGTTATCCACAGGTGCATGAGCATGAGTTTATGCATCGGTGGCTTTTCGTTTCACATTATGAAATGACACTCTTACATTGTGAAACCTCAAGTCATCCTCAAGTCATCCTCAAGTCATCCTCAAGTCATCCTCAAGTCATCCTCTAGTCATCCTAAAGGTCACACCTCTAGCCAATCCTTTAGACTCACCTTTAGACTCACCTTTAGTATTCACCTAGTCATCCCTTAGGGTTTCCCCTAGTTACATCGGTGCGTTTTCAACGTACACTGCGCACCATGCCAAGCAATAGTGCACGGCAGCAACTAAAGGACTACACCATGTACCGCATTACTGACTCCTACGGCACCAACAAAACAGCCTGGACCCGTAAAGAGGCCTTTGCATGGCTTGCGGTGTGTAGTCCAGAAGCGAAGATCACGAATAGAATTACTGGTCGTGTGATCGCTGCTCGTAAATTTTCCCGTGTCTACTAACCTAAGGAACATCATGAAGAACCCTAACGAATTCTGGTCGGAAGTAGCCTTTGCATTGATCTTGGGTAGCCTCGGGGGTTACGTTCTAGCTCTCTACTTCTGAGGTGCATCATGTCTACAGAAAGACAAAAAGCATTCATCCTGGCAATTCTTGATGTATGGCTCCCACTGTTGACGCGTGGTGAGATTACACCTGAAGAATTTCGAGCATTCATTGAAGCTTCACTCACATTCTGAGGTGCATCATGCCCCAAACGATTCTCTCTTACATGGTGTGCCTCATTAATTACCACGATGTACCCTTCAAGGATGCTGCGGTACGTACTGCGTTACACTTCAAGGTCCCTCAGGTTTACGTAGAGACCCTATTCTCTAGAGGGGTGTGAATTCCCTCTTGACGTAACACTTGCCAAGTGACAATAATTGCCTCCTCTCAATCATTCATAGGACTACACACCATGAAAAACCAAGCCCACACCTACACCACCATGTCCGGCAAACTCACGCGTAAGCCCATAGGTTTCGTGGTGTATGAGGGACCCTCAGAACTGGATGGTTCTCCCATAGTCGTGATTGTGAATCGTATCTTCACAGCATCCGACAATGCGAAGACTGGGGATATCGTCCAAACTTTCATTATCCGGTCCGATGTCTCTCCCCTGGATGCCCTTAAGTCTGGTGAAGATGTCTCAGTGTGTGGTGATTGTGAGCATAGGCCTATCCTGGTGAAGGGGGGCAACGGTAAAGCCCCATGCTATGTGAATGTGGGGAGGTCCGTGATGTCAGTCTTTGGGGCTTATCAACGTGGGTCTTATGTCAAGGCAACACCTGAAGAGGTCGCTCAGTACCTCGCGGACCGTGTCCTTCGCTTAGGGACCTATGGGGACCCTTTCGCAGCACCTATCACAGTCTGGTTGCCTATGGTCCAAGCTGCGGCGCGTCGTGTGGGTTACTCGCATCAATGGCAAAACCCTAAGTTTGACGCTGAGGCATGGGGTCCGCTTGTAATGGCATCGGCTGACACTCTTGAACAGCGTAACAAGGCTAAAGAAAGGGGTCTTCGTACGTTTCGTGTGGGCTTTGGTGATGAGCTTCTGAAAGTGATGGGTGAGGCTGTATGTCCAGCATCTGCCGAAGCAGGAAAGAAGACCACATGTGCCGATTGTCGCTTGTGTGGTGGTACGTCCATCAAAGCGAAGGATATCGTTATCCGTGACCACGCTGTGGGCTTTAAGGGACGCACCGTGTTCAATATCGCTGTGGTATAATACGTACCGATTGCCAATCGTTGCCCATTGGAATCAGTGGGCAACAGTGGGCATTCTGTAGGCCATGCCCTGGCCACTCATAGTACTACCCACCATGAATTCACCTATCGACTATAAAGGTTTCGCTATCTACACCCATGAAACAAATAAAGACGTGTATGTCCGCGACTCTCTGGCATGTAGTCATATAAGGTATTTTCGATCTTTACATGCTGCGAAGTGTTTCATTAGCCGTTATATGGTCCCTGCCTATGCAGCGGGGAGCTATCGCGTTATCTAAGGGCCAAACAATAGGACTACTCATTATGAATGACCGCTTT